AATGAAATGTTTAAGTATGACGAAGAGGAGGAGGAGTATGTTTTAGATCCTGATCGTAGAATAGATATCCGTGGTTTTGGATACGGTGGAATGGGTGGAGCTGCGAAGAATCGTAGAATGCATGAGAATTGGGAAAATATTTCAATTTCATTCACAAAAGACGAGAATGGAAAGTTTACTGATTATTACGGCACTAGACTAATTCCAGAGATTGCTTCAGTGGCAGCTACAACAGGTGCTTTCGCTGATGATATGCGAGGAGACGGGGATCCGAATAAGATTTGGGCTAGAAAAGATCGTCCTGCAACTGGATATACAAGCAAGATAATAACTAACAATGCTAGATTGTTTACCGAGAGCTCATTCAGTTCAACGGGAAGAATCTTTAGAAACTTCATGATGAAAGAGGATATTGTTGACGCTATAGCTGAGTCAGCTATAGGAGTCCTTGTGGATAACATACGCCCTACAGTGAATCCATCTGTTGCTTCAAGTGTAACTAAGTACATACAGGCAGCGAACAACGTTTCTCAGAAAGATGGCAATAGAGTCCTTCAAGGGATGTACGGTCTTGACAGCTTCTTAAAGAATGACAGGACAGACGTTTTTGGTCATCCTTACCCAGTAGAAAATGATGTTGACAGGTTTATTGTCGGGGTGAAAGAGAAAGATTCTGAGAAGTACGAAAAAACAGTTGGTCTTTTGTATAAGTTTGACAAAGGGTTAGACGTTTCAAAATGGAACACTAAAGATTACGAATATGGCGGAACCTTTAAAATCAAAGGGTCTAGAGGTGAATTTAGATCAAAAGACGAAAACATTGCGAGTGAAATATTAAAAATTCAAGAAGATAAGTTCCGTGAACTTGTAGAGTCAAGATATGAATCGTTAGATAAGATTGAGGATCGTGACATATTGAATAAGGCGGTAAAGAAAATACAGACTGCCTCTAAGAATTACGCTGAAGGAGAGATGATAAAGAAGTACTTTGACAGGGATAATCCATCGAAAGGAAAAATAGTTTTGGTTGGAAGCTAGGAATTTAGAATAAAAAACATAAAATTTGTACTATGGCTGATACAGTATTAAAGTTGAATGTAGAGGCAGGAAAAGACTTTTTCCATGTTTACGATAGAACAGGAAAATACGGCAAGAAGAACAAGTGTGGTTGGGGCTCTCCTAACAAGGAGCTATCAGAAGTAAAAGAAGCAAAAGTTAAAGTTTATCTTCCTGGAGCAGACACATCTATTGATGTGGACGTCTATCCTTATTTACCAAATGACAAGTGTGTAGGGTATGAAATACTACCTCAAGATCTAGGGCTCGATATTTTCGATCCTGGAGTTTATAAGTTTGAGTTGGAGCTGTTGCTTCACAACGGGCTTACTATGTGTGATACTTGTTATACTTTTTTTTATCAACCATTGGAGTGCTGTATTAGTAAAAAGAAGATGGGAACTGATCTTAATGATGCCTCATCTGATAAAGCACTAAAAGTTCTTGAGCTAGAAACTCTTTTAAACAACGCTAGATGGTGCGCTCGTGCAGGAAAGATGGATTGTGCCCAAGATATTTCGGATTATATTTGGACTAACTGTGGCTGTTGCTGCTAAATAGAATATTATGAGTGATTGTAAAGGTTGTAATGATGGTTGTAATGATTGCAAGAAGTCTTGCAATAGAGTCGTTATTGATAAGCGTGGCTTAATAGGCCCTCAAGGTCCCCCTGGAATTCCGGGCGAAAGAGGCTATCCTGGAGCGAACGGGACGAACGGTCAGGACGGGGCTTCTTATGTAAACAAGGTTAATTCTTATACTGAAAATGAAGAAGACATCGAGGTAAAAGATATGGCTTCTCCTGATGTTTACGGTTTTCCGGGAACAACTTACAATTTACTTACTTACACGAATAATACAGGGGCCACAAAGCCTTTTATTGTTCATGTATCGTATGATAAGTTTCCAGAATTCACAAATGAGAATAAAGGTTTCAACTGGGTTGACGGAGCTATTATAACAAACAACGGAGGTGGAGATGTTGTTGTGAAAGAGAATACCGACAAAATGAATTTGACGGTTAATATTTTTGACGGCGTGAATTCTATCGATGTTGTTGATATAGGAGTCTCTACCGAAAAGGTTCAGACTACTCCTGGAGGAAATAATGTAGAGGCTCGCTTCTTAGATGTGGATGTACCTATGAATGTTTCTTTTTTCGCAAAAGTATTCTTGGATGATGGAGAGTCTGTTTCTCTAAAATTCAAGACAAAAGATAATGCTACTGACTCTAGATTGGTTAGAGCTCAGATGTTTGTTAACGAATTAGATCAATAATTATGATTAATTGCACAGATTGTAATGATGGCTGTTCAGGTTGTTCGGATTGTTTCGATAATGTAACTATCCCGGCAGGACCTAAAGGTGATCAGGGGCCACAAGGTCCAGTAGGGGCGCAAGGTCCGACAGGTCAGAATGGTTCTTCTGCTTATGAAATATGGCTCTCTCTAGGAAATTCTGGTACAGAGCAGGATTTTATAGATTCCTTGAATGGCGATCCGGGGGCTCAAGGTGATCCGGGGGCTCAAGGCGATCCGGGAGCTCAAGGTGATCCGGGAGGTCAGGGGCCTCAAGGTGATGTTGGAGCTACAGGTGCTCCGGGCGACACTGGTGACACTGGTGACGCTGGATCAAAGATATACTTTACTTCAGGACCTCCGGGTGGTGGTTTAGGTGAGGATGATGATGTTGCTTATGACACTACTACAGCCTATCCTCAGACTGATATTTATCAAAAAGTAGGAGGAACTTGGCAGAATCAAGGCCGTTTTGGGAACGTTGTAAATCCTGGAACTCCGACTCCTAGCCCTACGTCATTCTTATTCAAAGCGAATAAGACCTCAGATCAATTCTTGGATGCAGGAACTAATGAGATGGTAGTCTTCTTTGAAGATGATATTACAGCTCCTACATATTTCGATAATGGAAATGTATGGTCAAGCTATAACTTTAGGTGTGACCAAACGGTTACAAACGTAGAGTTCACGATGGAAGGGCTGGATTTGGCTAACTCTACAGGTGGAGCTATAACTGTTGATGTTGATATTCGTCATCAAAGACCTCCTGCAACGGAAACGGTAAAGGCTACAGTAGCAATTGTCGTTCCTGCAACAGGGAATATTATAACTGCATTGCTTAAGACTCCTGCTCTTAATTTAGATGAAGGGGATATTGTTCGTGTTGTAGCTACTCCTCAAACGGGGAATGCTGGAGACGTTAAGGCTACGGCGGGAGAATTTTACAATAACACAACACCATAATGTCAAAGCCATCTAATATATATAAATTCTTGGCCTACGCAAAGATCTGTAGTTGCAGACTTGCGTGTAAGTACGTTTCCAAAGTGAACTATGGAGAATGCGGGGAGGATTTGATGAATGAAATTAGATTGCTTAATAGCTACATTGAGGAGATTGAAGGATACATATATGCTTGTTGTAAAGATTTTTACCGCAAAGGCGTTAAGTATTTTCATGGTGCTAAGATCATAATGTCTAAAAATAATTCGCTATATTTGACTTCAGAAGACGAGAAGATTAAGATTGAGTCGTCAAGCCTAAATTGTTTGACAGAAGAGGAAATATGCGAACTAGCATCAAGAATTAGAAGAATTTGCATAAACTGTTAAAAGAAACAAAATGCCAACAGAATACGATAATCAAACGAGTTACACGAAGTTTCAATCTGACTGTAATTGCGGAGCGGAATCATCAAGTGATTGCACTTGTGGTTGCTCTACTGATGAATGTAGCTGTTGTCCGATAGGGACGGTAGCTGTTTACAACGAAGACGGAACACATAAAGGGTGTTTAAGTCCAAATGATGCTGAGATATTCGAGGTCGGGACTCACGTTCCTACTACAGGTTACGTAAAAGTAATTGATTCGAATGGTAAGTATTATGGGGATATGTCTCCTTCTCAAGCTATTGAGTATTTGAACTTCATTGAGAATGGGATTGTGAATGGATCTACTGCTGCTTCATTTAATGTTGTTAGCCCTGAGGTTGGCGTTAGCGGGTTCTACGAACTTAGTTATCAATTGGCTGATGGCATTACTGATACTATAGGTCTTCAGATTGATAGAGTTGGTATTACTGACGCTGTTACTGTTTCTATTCAGAATTCAGCTCAGAACATTGAGTTCGATCCAAGTGGAACTGTATCTGTTATTCCATTGAACTTGAGTAGTTCTGATGTTAAATTCAAATGGACAGGTATTGCCGCACCGGGAGTTTATACATTTGATTTGAGATTCTTCGCGGCAGGAGTTGAGCAAATAGTACCAACAAGATTAACACTTACATAAGATGATTGAAGTACAACATTTACATAGAAACCAAGTAACCACTCCGGCTCCGGGGCAATATTCATTGTTTTATGATTTGGATAATGGAGGTGTGCTTACTGCAAAAGACAACAATTGTGACTTTTATTCTTTGGATGAATTACCTGAGATTGACACTACGAAGTTAGATGATTGTATTTGTGAAGTTACAAAGCAGATTGTTGATGATGCTGGTTGCGCTTTAAAGAAAGCAACAATGGATGCGACTCAATATGAGTCAATCATTAACAATATTAATCTTTTCAGTAACGTAACTGTAGATCCTTCAACTGGAGGATATTCGCATTCAATTACGACATCTCCTACATTATTTGTAGCGCTCACTGTAACTAATGTCCTTTGTAATGGAGGATCGACAGGAACAGGTTCAGCAACGGTAACAGGAGGAGTCGGTCCTTATGTTCAAGCGTGGACTGATATGGCAGATGCTCCAGTGAATAACGCTGCATTGCCAGCAGGATCATTTAAGCTTACAGTTACGGATGCAAACGGAACTGTAAAAGTAATTACATTTATTGTAACTGAGCCATCAGCATTAGTGTTGCCAGCTCCAGTTGTTCAAGGAGCTTCTCCTGCGGCAACCGCCACTGCATTACCTTCAGGGGGTACATCTCCTTATACTTATGTATGGAAGGATAACGGAGGCGTTCCAATTGGACAGACGACTCAAACAGCTACAGCTCTTTCTACCGGGACTTACCAAGTGGAAGTTACGGATGCGAATGGTTGTACAATCGAAGATACTAACGTTGTAATATCATAGAAATATGTCGCAATTAAAAAAGTGGGAAATTGAACAGACTGCAAATGGATTTAGGGCTAGAATTCTGAATCCAGCGCAACAACAGCCTTGGGAGTATTTTTTATGCTCGGCTGTCAAATCTGTTATTGGGATTGACATCCCTAATTTCGGTTTGCGTAAAGCAGACAACCAAAGAAAAAATACTACTCGATATCTTGATAAAAGAGAGATCATTATTAGTTTTCATGACGAAAACAATTCTGCTCCTTTTAGATATAACATTGAAGATGTTGATAATCAGCCTGGATGGACAAATGATCCGGCTGGACTAGAACAAGCTTTAGCAGATGTTATATCTTGGTGTGCAAGTTCTGGATCAGTTTTGTCAGGGATTATCTCTGGAAACTCTGAGACTCCTTCAACTGTTGAGAATGCAGTGGGAGGCGCAGCAGGATCTACAGCTTCAGGAGTAAAAGGTTTCTCGATTCAATTTGAAGGGGCTGGAGGAACTTTAGGAGGTGTGCCTGTGGATTCAGGTTACTCAACAGGAAAAGCAGCTTCATTAGGTAACACATTGCTTTCACAGGCCTATGTTGTCCCTAATGTTGCGGATGTAGCTTTTCCTAATTCGCCAAGAGTATTAATTGAATATGTTACGTAATGACTTTAGTAGTTCAAGAAAATAATAAGCCTCAAGGAGGTGGAGGTGCAGATACTAACACTTGGAATGTTCCGGGTGTAGCTTTCGTTTCTGATTCAGGTGATAACGGTACGGCTTCTGTTGGCGATGGTAACTTACCATACGCCACTGTTGCTGCGGCTCATGCTGCTAGTTCGTTGGTTTTCATTTTGCCGGGAACATACACTGAAGCTATCGCATTGAAATCTGGAATTACATATTACAGTTATCCGGGAGTGCTATTTACGAATGGTGGTATCACTATGGCTGAAACTTGTGTTGATACACATTGGTTAGGTCATGCTTCGTTTATTGGTGCGTTCTTCCCGTTGTTGTTATTGCAGGATTTCACAAACTTCATTTTCGAATGGGATGAGATAGATGCTACATCATGTGCTTTCCGACCTACAAATTCAGGAAATTCTACTTTCACATTAAAAGGTAGAAAGATGGAGCACTCAGCAACATTGGGAGCTGCCTTTTCTTTTGGGAATCAATTATCTGGAACTGTAACTATAGATGAACCAGTAAAAGCTCATTATGGAGTGTTTACGGCTGAAGCTACTTACACGTTGGATGGGAATATAGAGTTCAATTGCGACATGGTTTGCGAGGATGGTGGAGTTGGAGGTAATAACGCTGCTCTCAAGCAGTGTTTCTTAGCTTACGGTATGACTGCAACTTCTAAGGTTACTATCAATGGTGATCTTTATATGGATGAGATATCAGTTCCTTTAGCGAGTTTAACTGCTGCGATTTCCTTGAATTCTGGATGCTTAGGTAGTGTTGTTCATAACGGTAATGTTTATGGTGGAGAGCAGCGTCCCTTAAGAAATGATGGGGCTGGAACTGTAACCATGAACGGATCTTCAATTACGGAGAACAGCATTTTTGATACTACAGACGGACAGCTTGTATTGAATCATGGTACTTTGGTCCAGGAGCAAGCTAATTCAATTACTGGTACGGCTAGTGTTTGGATTCAGCATTGTGAAATACATTCAAGCTCTACAGACAATGTTATTGATTATACTACGGCTACTGGTCAGCTTATCATAAATGACACGAATGCTGAAGGCAGTACTGGAGAGTTTGTGAACACTGGAGGAGCTGCGAATGCTGTAGGTATGAAGAATGTTTATTCGAATTTAGCGAATGATGGAGCTATGACTAATTTCTATGCGACTGCGCCTTTAGGGTTCACTCAGGAAGCGAATGTTAAGACTCCTAATTTTATATCATGAAAAACTTAAAGCTTGCAATCATGTCTGTTGTATTTATGCTTATGGGGATGCCGGGTTACGTTTCTTGCGTGAAGCAGGAGATAGTTGAGCCGGATAGAAAGATTGTGATCGTGGGTGACTCTATGGTTAAAACTATTGATGGACAGTTATCAGGAGAACCTTCTACATGGGAGGCTGAACTTGGTATGTCAGATATTGATAATCAAGGGTACAATGGTATTGTCATACAGCAAGTGGCTCAGTACGGCCCTTTAACTTGGACTATTGCGGCTAATCCTGAGTTGGTGTATATCGCTGCTGGGATAAATGACGCTATACAAGGAGTGAGTGTTGCTACGAGTATTGCTCACATGACTACAATTTGTAATCAATTGACATCAAACGGAATTCCTTTTGTTATTACATTGCCTGCGCCTGTGGTGCATGACTATACTTATAATAATGTTCCTGCTCCGGGGATACGTGATAACCGAGAAGCTTTAAATGCCGCCTTGGTTAATCTTTGCGTATCAAACGGATACCGATACATGGATCTGGAGCCTTGGCTAGGAGAGAGACATTCTGATGGGCATGTATACTTAAAGGATGAATACACAGTTGATGGAGTTCATTTAAACAACGCTGGTTATAAGTGTTGGGCCATGTATATGTCTTATGACATAAATCAGCATTAGTAGAAAAATGAATATTAAAGAGTTGCACATTGAAAACAAAAACAGTAGGGCCGTTAGACTTAAAGACTTCTCAGAAGTCTGATACTGTGCTTATTGATAGTACAGGACCTATTTCTATACAGCCTGTTGTTGAGAATCTTTGTGGATCTCCAGCATATACCTTAGAATCTTCCAATGACAAAGAGAACTTTGTTGCCTACGATCCTTTATCTACGGATGTATCTTTAGAAGACTCAATTCAAATTAATTACGAGAAAATCCCATGGAAGTACATGCGTATTTCTGTTGCTTCTAGAACAGGAGATTCTGGATTGGCTAGTTTTATCTTCGTGTACAATGGGTAAAGTAATTCAAATACCGGGACCTGTACAGATTTTAACTGTAGCTGATCATAGTCAGTTGAATCTCGATGACGGAACTAATCCTCACGGCACTACAAAGGCTGATGTTGGTCTTGGGAATGTCGATAATACAAGTGACTTAAACAAGCCGATTTCTACAGCTACGCAAACAGCTTTAAATGGAAAAGAGAACGATCTTGGAAATCCTGCATCGAATGGATATATTCTTTCGTCAACAATTGGTGGTGTTCGTTCATGGGTTGTTCCTCCGAGCGCATCATTTATTGATTATACATCTAGAGATACGACAACGATATCAACGTTTTCTACAACTGGGGTTACTCATTCGAATTTCGTTCAGGCTGGACTAGATAATTCAAAAACATACATTGTGGATTGTTTCTTGATATGGTCGCATGATGCTACTTCGAGTGATGCTTTCTTTGAGTTTAGAAACTTTGCGGTAAATATTTTGAGTGAAAGATTGCAGATAGAACCTAAAGACTCTTCTGGCGCTGGGCCTGGAGGCACTAATCAAAGGATCGATATGTTCCTAAGCGGGGAGACTACTCCTACGGCTGGACAGATTCAATTAGATCTTTTATTTGGAACTTCAAATGCAGCTCAGGAAACTACTATTTATGAGGTGAGATTTTCTATTCGTGAAAAACAAGTATAATGGCAACAGTAACTAAAAATATAGCGAGTATTAATTTTCGTAGATTCATCGAAGAGTTGAAGGCTAGTTCGTTTTCAGCTAAGTATGTCACTATTGAGAAGTATTTTTATGATGGGGCAGACGTTGGGGATATTATAATAGAGTTAACATCTGCTTTAACGGGGCCTGAAGATGCTGATCTTGATGCTATTATATTGGCTCACGACCCCACTCCTGATCCTGCTATTCCAGATTATGCTGGATTAGAGAATAGGATTATTGTAAATCAAGAAAATGTAGCAACAACGTTGGGTGGTATTATCGATTCATCTAAAGAATACTTTTTAGACGGTGTTATAGATATGAGCGGCGTTACTGTTGAAGTTCCAGCGGGAGGAATCAATATAAAAGGCTTCGATTTTGATGTGTCTAAAATGATTTGTAGCGACCCGAATTACACTATGTTTACTTCTGCTGTTGGCGGTAGTGGCAATGTTTTAGGTATTGATTACGCAATTGAAGTAACTGGCTCTAGCTCAAAGGTTTATGCGCTTGAATCCGCTACAGGTTTTGACGCTTTTGAGTTTTCGAGAATTAACTATAATAATTGCTCTTCTCTTGGTTATATTGACGGGTATAGACAAGGGCTAGAAAGCGGAACGGGTCGCTTTGGAGGCTCCCCCTCTTTGGAATTCCGGGGAAGCTGGAACGGTTTTAGGGTTACAACTTCTATCGTTAGGGTGTTATCGGCCTCAATGACTGAGCCACTATTTAAGGCGGGAGCCGGTTTTTTAATGTCTAATCGTTTTTTAACGGATATTAATTGCGACCTACCAACAAGCGCGGCTTTTTGCGATTTCTCAGCGGCTAATTTTTCTAATCCTTCAACGCTTCAAGTTCATGGCGCTATATTCACGCGCAACGGAACTTCTAATGCTGAGGATACTAATATATTTAGCAATATAGCTAAAAGTGAATTGCCAAGCGATTTTAAACGTAATCAAGGTGTTAGCAACACTTTTGTTGGGGGCGTTAATACTGTTACAGGAGAAATACAAACAATAATATCAAGCTCCGGCACGTTTGAAACTATGGACGGAACATTTACACCGTCAGATATGGAACATTTTGACTCCCCTTCAAATGGTAAGTTGAGGCATTTAGGGAACAATCCTCGTGAGTTTCGCGTTGTAGCTGATCTGACTGTCGATGGAAACCCTGACAGAGAGCTAACGGCTCGTGTAAAGAGGTGGGATGATTCTTCAAGCTCTTTTATCACGGTTTTTGACCAGAGGCGACAAGTCAACTCTCTTGTTAGAGGGAGAGATGTTGCGTTTTTTAGTATCTACACTCATGTAACACTTGATAAAAACGACTATGTTTTTTTAGAAGTAGCTAACAATACAGATTCAACAAATGTAACTTTAGAGGCTTCAAGTTTTTTGGATATAGAACAGCGTTAACGTTGCTCTAGATTAAAGATGTTCATGTGGACGTTCTCTGTAAAAGATAAAATACTAAGCTTAGTATTTTAAGTATAAATACTTATCTTAGCAAAAAAAAATAGAGTGATGAAGGAAACATTGGAATTAATACACAAGTACGGAGTCTCAGCTATATTGTTTATATGGTTAAGTGTACTTCAGGTTCAATTTAACAATGCTCAAGATCGTTTATTTGATTGCTATGATGAAAGAATAGAAGAGTCTAAGTTTGCAGATGATCAGGCTGAATCTTTAAGGTGGTATGCGATACTTCCTAAGGAAACAAAAATTAAAAATTCATGACTACTCCACCTTTAAAACCTAGTAAATTTAACATCTTACTTATTGCAATTAAGGCTATCTCTGGTATCGCCGGAGGCGCGATGATTCTTACGGAAAACCATCCGTATATCAGTTTAGCTATCCTAGCTCTTGGAGCTGCTGCAAACGAAGTTCAGGCTTACATCAAGACTTACACTGGTAAGTGATGCTCTTCTGTCTTACAGGCTTTTAGATTAAAAACACTATATTTGATGTAGACAAAAACAGTAAAAGATGGCGCAGAACAAGAGTATTATAGTAAAAAGAGGAGATTACGGATCGCATATTATTGAGATCCAGAAAGGATTAAAGGCATCGGGTTTTTGGCCCTCTCTTGTTCCTTATTCAAAAAATTTCGGCCCTACAACGGATAAGTGTGTTAGGTCGTATCAAAAAGCTAAAGGTCTTGTTGTTGACGGAAAGGTAGGCTCTGAGACACTTAAAGCATTAGGTGTGCATATTACTGTTCATACAGACTCATCTTTTGATGAGAAGTATAAAGGGGTAGTTATTCAAGGATCAGTTTTCCCGGATAAACCTATCAAGAACAATGTTAGAGTTCGATTGAACAAAGAGATTGTTAACGAGTATATTCCTGAAATGAAATCGGTAATGTCTGACAAACCTAGAGGTTTCCAATTGTTGATCACTATTATGGCTTACAAGGAAGGCTTTCGTAATGGCACTCGTTCTTACAGAACAAACAATCCGGGAAACATCGGTAATACTGATTCAGGAGCTAACAAGCATAACGGGACGCTTAAGAGCGGAATTATGCTTCAAAGGGATTACATCACCAAAATAGCAAAAGGAAAGCACAGAGCGTACCCTATGGGTAAAACTAAGCTTATTAAGCCTTACTTCTCAAAAGAGATCGCAAAGCATTCTAAGCTTTACGGTATGAGTCCTTATGTGCCAGGGTACGAATTTGTATTTACAGGGCAATTGGATCAGTTCGTAAAGATTTATGCGACAGGTGCAAGAGCGGGGAATAGCTATTTATCTATGATCATCTCTTATTTTAAAGCAAATGGAATTGAAATAAACGCTCAGAGTAAGATTCAGGATATTATTAAAATGAGATAGTTATGAAGTACTTGTATTTAATCCTTTTGATATCATTAACAGCTTGTAGCCCTGTAAAGAGGCTTAATAGGCTTATTGATAAGCATCCTGAATTAATTCGTACTGAAACGGTAACTATAAGGGATACTGTTGAAGTGGTTGTTCCAGAGGTGAAGCATGATACCATGTTCTTAGAGAAGAGCCTTCATGACACTGTATTCATTCAGAAGGATCGATTAAAGATTAAGATCTGGAAGGTTAGTGACACGATCCGTGTAGAAGGGGAGTGTGAAACCGATACTATAAGGTTGGTCCGGGAAATAGAAGTTCCTGTAAAGTATTACAAAGATGATTATAAATGGTGGCACAAGATCCCTTGGTGGGTTTATTTCCTTATCTTCGGTACTGGAGGCTACTTTTTGTATGTCAAATTCAAACATTTAATAAAATAGAACTCATGGCTGAACATTCAGATTACATAGGTCACGTAAATATTGATCCGGCGGAAAACGGATGGATAGTGAAATGGCTAGAAAAGGGAGAGTCTACTACAGAATCATTTTACGATCATTGTGAGCACGTTCAAAAGAAGAAAGTGTTTACATCAAAAGAAACTGATAAAGCATTTGATCACTTTAAGAAGCTTAAGCTCCAAGAGCTAGGTAAATAGTTTTTATGGTTTGGTTAAAAACAAAGCCCGGTATCATTAATTTGATACCGGGCTTACCCTTTTCGATAATAATCTCTCTAGAATGGAGAGTCGTCGTCTTCTTCTTTTTCAGTATCATCCTCAACCTTTTGTTCGATTGATTCTTCTACCTCTTCAGTTGTTACACTCTTGAAGCCATCATCAACTGCTGTTGAATTAATGCTTTCTGGAGCTTCTACGACTTTCTTTCCTGTGAGTGGTTTTTCTGGAACATGAATCTCAATGGTCTTATCTTCAAAGTTGAACTTTCCTTCAAGCTTATGCTTATTGAAGAACATGAACATCTTTTCAATGTTTACATTTAACCCATTTCCTGTAGATCCAATATCGAAGTTTTTAATCTGAGCTTCGATATTCAGGTTCATCAGTTCACAAACGCGTGTAAAGACTTCTTTCCTAGCCTTTACATCGTTTGATTTGAACGTTAGAGTTTTCATTTTAACTTCTGACATGGCCTAGTATTAGAATGGCATATCATCGTTTTCATCCGCTTCAGTCTCAGGTGTAGCCGCTTCAGCAACAGTACTCTGTTCTACTAATGGGGTAGATGCTACGGATCCTGTACCTAAGGGTTCAACATTTGAATTAACAAGAACATCCCATCCGTGATAATCTCTACCTCCAGATTTGTGTTTTTGAATTCCTTGCCATACAACTTTAATGTATTGACCTGGAACGATCTTCTTTGCGATTAGGCTGTTAAGAACACCTGTACCCCATACGTTTACTTTTCCAGATGGATCAGCATCACCTACCAAGTGGGCTTGATTCCCAACTTTGTCCACCTTGATCTCATGGATAATTGAGTTGTTGTCTCCAACTCCAGTTTGACACCCTAAGTAGTATCCTACTATCCAAGAGTCATCTCCAGGCTGAAGAGCTTGAAGGTTATTAGTTTTTGAAGAACCAGTTTGTTTTGGTTCCCATGTTTGTCCTGAGCCTTTTACTGACTCGAATCCGTCATTTGACATAACTTATTTATTTATTTGGTTAAAAAATACTATTTAAAAAGAAGAGGGATTAGATCGCCTTGGCAGGACCAACCGTCCCTCTTCTAGGTGTAGCTATTGTTAGCTAGTTATTTATTGAGGTATTGGACCTGTCAAGATACTACCAATCCCTCCGGCTCCTCCAGCGGCAGTTCCGCCAGTGTTGATTCCACCGCCACCAAGAGGTCGTTGCTTTTTCCTTTTGTGAAAACCACGTAGCTTATCAGCGTATTTACCTGAAATATCGTTATCATGTACATCATATCCTACCATACAGATAGTCGATGAATATTCGTCAGGCATTGCGTTATAGAATTTAACTCCTAATGCTCCAGATTGATCTCTTAATTCATCAACAATGACATAGCCTGTAGCGTGTCCATTTGCCCAATCAGGGAAGTTGTCCATAAATCTTACAATGTCAGGATTTACTGCTGTTTCTGTGGTTGCTACCGCACCGCTGGATGTGGATTTGTAAACAACTAAGTTCGATATTGTAGTATCAACTATGGGACACAACACATGATAGCCATTGTTTTCTGAATCAATAGCATAGTAAATAGCCATACCAGTGCATTCTTCAGGAGAGAATAATGTATCTAAGATTGCATCACTTACTTGAAATGAAGCAGGCCAGTTTGGATGATCTGCCTGAAAGTTTGCTGTAAGAGTATCGAACTCAGTGAAGGTAATTTCATCACCTACATACTCATCAAAAGGACTAGAGCTTCTAGCGTTTGAAATGTCATTGATGGAATGGGTAGGTTTTGTGGATCCTAATTCCTTTTCACATGAAGTGAAAGTGATTGTCGCTATCATCGTTAGCAGCATAAATAGAAAATTGTAATTTTTCATCATTATTTGTTTTTGTGTTTTATTTTCGCGGCACTCACGCAGCCTACATCATCGTATTTTTATTCTCTTTTCTTAACGAACCTACCTGTAGCTTCTGATCGATTCACATCGATTCTTGGATCTACTTTTGATATAGCCAAGATAATATCTTCTTTAATTGGACCTTTAAATCTAGCTTCAAAGTCCTGCATCGTTCTCTTTGCTTTATTAAAAGCCTTTCTAGCTTCATCAAAAGAGTTCTTGCTGTTCTTATACTCTAGCGGAGCCATTTTCTTAGAACAAGCCACAAAAGCCATGATCACATCTTCTAAGCAGATTTCTTCTTCGTAAATATCCTTAAGTACATTTCTTATCTTCAGGCTATCTTTGTGCATATCAATCTGTAATTAGGCCGTTCTCTTTTAGTTCTACGTAGACTTCATTGAAAGGTTTCATTTTTATTAAAACTTTTATTTCAAAGCCTACCATTTCAAGCATTTTAATGAATTTATCTTGAGGCAATCCCTTGGTACATACGGGTTCAGCCTTCATGATGTAATGCGAATTAAAAGTTGTTGGTTTTATCCCAGCTTTCATTGCGACCTTAATAGGGTCCAGTTTCAGCTCTTTACATCGTTCAAAAAACATTTTTCGGATATTCCCGGAGGAGACGATTACATCAATGTGTTTGTAGGTGTGTTCATTCCAGAAGGCTGCTCTTTCGAGGTTGTTGCCGTTCTTATTCACCTTCCAAAGGAATAGCAGGCATTCTTCTAGTAAATGATTCTGAAGACTCCTCGATAAGCATTGTAGGGTTCTTTTCTCCTAACTCTGGATTCTTTTTGAAATAGATCATTGTCATCTTCCCTTCGATGCTTAAGTTTTCTTTTGGAGATTTCCTCCAGTGCCTCCATGATTTAATCGTGGCGATCTCGATAGCTTCTTTAAGAGACTCTAGTTCTCCTTCTGATACTTCAGATCCAGCTTCAGGGTTAATGACTTTTGATCCGTCTTTGGATCTCTTCTTTTTCTCTACAACCTTTTTAACTTCTATAAACAACATTCTTCTTCTCGTTTTAATCAATGTAAAGATAGTCATTTTTTAAGAAACTCATTAATAGTTATTACGTTCTTGTATTTGATCTTTCGGGGCTTGTTGCTTTTGTTTGTGAATAGGTACTTCTTAGGAGTGAATGACTTATCGAAATGTTTCTCCGGGATTATGATGTTCACAAAGTCTCCATGCTTATCCCAAACCCATTTAATGTTGATCTTGGCAAGCCTAGTCATATTGTTCTGATCGAATGAAGGTTTCACCTCAATGATTGAGTAAAATTCACCTGTAGTTTCGTCAAGCTGCGAAATGATAGTTTGAAATGATCGACTCTTCTTTTTTCGAACGTCAGACTTTAATCCGAGGGTAAACAAACCAATAGCTCTAGGATGCCAAATTACCTTAACGTCTGGAGTGTATATGTGTCCGGGAAGCATTTCTTCAGAAGCGACCTTCCCTCCAGCTTTCTTCTTGTAAGGCTCGAAGTATTCTGAATTTAGTTGATCGGATAATTGGTAGGCTTTTGGCTGATGAGTTATCTCTTTGATGAATCCTAGTTCTTTAAGCTCTTGTAGCCACCAATCCATATACATCTCTTCGTTACTGTCAAATTCTTGTTTCATGATTTTCTGTTTTTGGTAAGTACGCCCATCTAGTGACGATGAGAGGAAAGCATGTAAAATTCTTAGGGTATTCGAGTTTCTTTGACCTTCTAAAAGAAATAGCAAAGAAATCTTTTTCTGCTGGGTCATAAAACGCCTCTCTGACAAAACCTCCCTCATCATCTGCTAATACACGAACATACTTATTGTCGTACAGAGAATCACTTTTAGGGAGGGTGCTAGATGTGTTTTCGTGCCATTCCATAATCAATGTTAATTTAAGTTCTTTTACTTGTACGGTAACAGTTTTAAAATGTTACAATAAATCTTGTTGGTTATTGTTTTTACGTCTATTCACTGTTTTTGTTCCAAAGTTCTTGTAGCATCGTTTAAATGCACTTTCAACAGTAGTTCTTATTTCTTTGTACTTAAGCGATTGGTAACGTGAAGCAATTAAGGTTAACGACAGCTCAGGGTTTACTCCAAATTCACACATCAAGCATGAGAGAGAAAATACATACTTGTTTCGATTCCCCTTGTGATAGGTCCCTGTAGCTGAAGCGTTAACCATTTTTATGCATGTCTCCATGATTACTGTAGAATCTGTTTCTGGAGCACAGTTTGAATAATCATAATTACTCACCCTTCTGAATCCTGCATCAGGATCTTCTTGTTCTTCAATCTGAAGCTCCATTGGCTCTGGATTGATGTATAGATCTGGATCATAGGACACGAAGCACAACCTGGACAGATTTTTTCCTGTAGGATCGATCTCTATGCCGTACATCTCATCAAATAATGTCTCTATTTGCCAAAAGGTATGAGTGTTATGCCATTCAGGTCCAGCACTAACGAATATAAGTACTTTAATACCTTTTGTTGGACCGTTGAAGTAGGCGTAAACCATAGGATTGTTGACCAATTCCTTTTTAAGCCGTTTTAAGCGTGTTTTTGTGATGTTATCAATATCAACTACCATTAGCTTATTGTAAACAGCTAGGTTGTCATCTGCTCGGCTCTCAGTGAATACCCCGGACCATGCCACAGCGGGGAGGAGCTTCTTAGCTTCATCAACATCGTTCTTAGGAGCTTTGTTTTCTTTAAGCTCACGTATAGGCTCGACAATATCTTTCCATTTGCCGTTCTTGATAGCCTTAAGAACAGAAGTGATCTTTACTACATTTAAGCAGCTTGTACCTCTAGCGTTTTTGAATATGTTTACTTCATGATCCATTAACTTTGTTGATTTTCTCTATTTACTGCTAAAAGAACTGGAGCAATTAACCATAGTGTTTCAAATCCTTCTGACGAATCATCAGTAATGAATACAGGCTTTTTGAAATGCTGCTGTGAAAGATATAAATTTTCCCCTGTAGAAGAAACTATTGCAGGCTTAATTTGCTTGAATGCTACTCCAGATTGAAAATTCATTTCGTCAGATTTATGAGAAGGCTCTAATAGCTCCTCGGCATTCTTTCTCACATCTGGATTTTCAGCCTTAAGCATTAATCCTTCCCCTTGCATATCTAGGACTAAATGTGGATGCTTGAATGCTCCAAAGCTAATTAATCGATCAAGAGATAGTAATAAACTCTCTCTGTTGATCTTCATGCTGATAGCTGGGATAAACTGATCGTACAAAGGTTTCGTTGGCGGGAACTTAGAGTCAATTAATCGAATACATACTTCTGAAGATCCGTCTGAAGCTTTTAGATTTCTTTTTTCTTCATCGATTGAAATCTTAACGTTGGGAGATTTATCGTAGTTAGTAGCAACTTTTGATATTGCCCTTGGTATTAATACAGGATCCATATCAGGAGCTTCGACATCTTCAGGTTTGAATTTTGTATAGCATCCAGTAGCCATATCAGTTGATTCCATAATGAACATTCCTTCTTGAGCCTTGAAGTTTATCCCTGATATTGCTGTACGAAGATCATTAGGATTTACGATCATGGAAGTTTTCTTGATCATCTTTGAGAATATCTTACCGTTTATCGAGATTGGATCACTCCACCCGGCAGCTTTTATTCTAGGGAAAGACTCTGGATCGTAAATGATTGGAATATTGTACTTGTTCCGTGTTCTTGGCGTAGAGAATGCAATATCCTTTCCATCGATGACTTCCAGGAACATGAATTCGCTTTTCTGAAGAGTAACAGGCTTGATGAGTGATTGAACATCACAAACGAAGTCTGATACTTCTCCATGCTCTAATTCATACGGTAATCGAATGGTCATTGTTAGTCTACCATCTGAAGTAGTGATTGCAAGATTCTCTTCACTGAACTCAAAAAGGGCCTCTCTAAGAATTGGAGGTTGAGGATTACTAGCAATAACACTAACTGCTGTTACAAGTTGTTTCTCTAAAGTTTCTCGATTAAGTTTTATTTTCATGATGCGTCTTTTAATAATAGTTTAAATAATTCTCCTGATACACTGTTGTAGTTGATTACCCCTTTGTGATCACCATCGATTAGCATGTTGATATCTTCTGCTTTGTCAGCTACAAGAGAGTAAATATGTTCATCAATTGTTTCTTTTGCGATTGTGTAGTACACATTCACTTTTCGTTTTTGCCCTGATCGGTGTAGTCTCTTTTGGGCCTGCTCAATCTGGTCCGGGGTAAAAGGAAAGTTCATGAGCACTACATGTCTTGAGTTTACTAGGTTAATTCCAATTCCTGCTGCTTGAGTATTCCCAAGAAATACAGTGCATTCTTCATCTTCTTTGAATCGATTGATTAGTTGAAGTCTTTTATGGGAATCAACACTACCGTCAATCTTTACGCATGAATCACCTAATATCTCTTCTAGCTGGTTCAGAGGGTCTTTGTACCCTGAGAAAACAACAACCTTCTCCCCTTGTTCAACAAGACTCTCGATTAGCTTGTTAATCTTTGGAACTTTTGATGTTGCTACCAGCCTATTAAGAGTATGAATGTTATTATTGATGCTGTGGTTCATCTTTTGCTTCTCAACACCGTGAAGTAAATCATATTTCTCTTTTTTCTCCCGGAGATTTTGGAGCTCTTCTTCATAATCCTTAGATATCTCATTGGCTTCAAAAAAGTAATTCTTGATAACCATGTCGGGGAGAGTTAAACAATCTTCTGATCGTAATCGAATCATAAGGTTTGATATCTTTCCTTTAAGATCAGGAATATCATTAGCTCCAATCACTCTGCCTCTGGATCCAGTTATAGTGTACTTCTTTTTGAATGCTGTAAAGTTACTTCCTAAAGGATGCTTTGACATTTTTAGGTAGTTGAACATATCGTTGATACGATTTGTAACTGGAGTACCTGTGAGCATAGTAACTCTTGGTTCTCCTGCTTCTTTGATTAATTTGGCTACAGCCTTTGCTCTATTTGAGTTGTGATTCTTGAGGTAGTGAGCTTCATCGATTATGATATGGTTAATTTCATCTGAAAGTAAATACTTCATGTGTTTAGAAACCTGTTCGAAGTTTAGAACAATAAATCTCTCTTTGAAAGCTTTAATGGTCCTTGATCTCTTCGCGTCAAGAATAGTCCAGTACATCTGGTTGTATCCCCAGTAGCGAGTCATATCTTCAAACCAATTAAACTTCACAAGTGATGGGCAGATAATTACGGTTCTTCTACATCCTGTAATTTTTGATAAGGTTGCAGCGGTAAGAGTTTTACCTGTACCCATATCCAAGGCCCAAAGGTTGTACTTGCGATTTATTGATGTAGCAAGAACGTCCTTTTGGTGCTGGTACAGATCACGGCCTAAAGCTTCTTTGTATCCGGCCTTAGGGTAAAAGTGATTAATAAAGTGATCATACACCCCTTTGTACATCGATTTGAACTGCACGAATAAAGCCTTTCGCTGCGATAGAGTAGATGGTGACTTCATTAGGTAAGGGAATACCTTATTGAGGTAGTGTAGGAAAGCTTTTTTAGACACTACTCTGACATCTACGACATGGTTATTATCGACTTCTTTGATGTCCAGGCAGGAAGCTAAGAGCCTCTCCTCACTACTCCACTCAGGCTTGCTACACTGAATTGTGTAGTTGTTTATGATTTTGATGTTGGTCATGTTAGTGGCAGTCTTCTCGGTAATATTCTAAATCACAATTATCAACTTCAATAGTAACTTGATTTGCGTAAAGACTAAACATAAATCTTTCAAAATCATTCATGTTGTTATCTTGAAAAGGGCTAGATACAGCATTGTCAATATTGTAATGAAAGATCTTACCTTTATTTAGTGCTATTGCATGTTTGCACGCGTAGGACTCCTTGTCTGATTCATTGTCAAATCGAATCCAGCAGTAATCTCGATCTTCATTTACATGTAATGAAAGCTCTCCGTATTGATCTTCCATTTCTCCATCATAAGACTTGTCAATAGTGCTGATATATTTATTGACAATTTCACTAAGCTTCCAATCTTTTTTATCTAAAACTCCAGTGATTGAATTTATTTTTTCAGTGATTGAATCTTTCAATTTATCAGTTACGTTAAGATTGAGTTGTTCTTCAACTATTGTTGTAGCAATAAGGTTGAATTGAGCAATATCAATTTTTCCTAAATCAAGATTAAACTTATCTTTAATTGCTTCATCAATAGCTTTTTTTGCTTCCCCGTTCCATTTAAACAAGTCTTTGATTGAGTCGTCAATTGCTGACATTACGTGTTTATCTACAATTTCTTTGAATTGTCCGTTTTCAACTTTATCCTTGACACTGTCTGTGATTTCTTTTAAAATATCCATAACTATTTCCCTTCTTTTTCAATAAATTCAACTTCTAACTCTCCGCCTTCATGCTTCACTGTTTCAATGAGAAGCTGGTATCCTTTTTCCGAACATGTCTTAAGCACGTAGTTCATTGTCTTGTTGTCCAACAGTGATCCGTCCTTGATAACTAAAAGCTTAAGATTAGGATTAAGTGCCATACCGATCATTAAGCCGATCCCAATCAATTGAGATGAAGGGATGTTGCCTTCAGACAATGGAAGTCCTTTATACGTCACCTTTTCTTCGTCAAACGCCAATCCTTTAACAGGCATCTTTGCGTTAGAAAACAGTTCTGATTCGTCTTCCTTGATTTTAGTAAGTCGAGTGCTTATTTTCTCAGCTTCAGCAGTCTTGCTTGTGAGGTTTGTTTTTACTTGATGTAAAGCTTCAACCTTGTCGCAATTGGTGTTATGATCTGAAATAGTCTGCAAAGCATCCGTAAGCGCGGAGATATCTGACTTGTTAGGGTTCTTTTTCAGGAAAGTATCAACCTTAATCTTCTTAGCTTCAAGATCAACCTTCTCCTTTTCCTTCTCGGCAAGCATTTCTTTTAGTTTTTCGATGGATTCGTCCAGAGCGTTGACATTGCTACTGTAATCTAAGTTGAAAGCATTTGCGTCATCAATGAATCCGTTCAGATTCTTAGCTGCTTCAAGCTTTTTATTTTCTTCAGCAATACTCTTCTTTTTAGAATACAGTTCAATTTGCTCTTGAGAAAACTCTGAGTTGTCGATTTGACCTTGTAGTAGTTTTATCTCGCGATTGATGTCGGTGCGGGAATCATATTTCTCAGTGTACTCATTACGAAGCTTATAGATAGCTTTAAGTGTTTCACGATCCATAAGTCCTTCAAGGATCTTAATTTGTTCTCTTACTCCAGAGATGGAAACCTTACCTGTTTCAGTTTGGCCCATTCGAATAAAGGACATGATATTAAATGAGATGTTTCCAATGATACCATCAAGGATACCTCGAACACCATCTTTGATTTGTGTTCCTTCCTTGTCGAATAATACAACTCGGCCACGCTTCTTAGCCTGGGAGAAATAGCACTCAACTTTATACTCAACAGCTTCACCTTCTAAGTGACCACCGATCTTTAGCTTTACATGCCCTTTTTCTTCGCCCTCCTTGATTGGCTCAATAGGAATGTATGAAGAGTCCATAGGTGACATTAAGGCTTGTATGAAGCTTGATTTGCCTTTCTGGTTTGATCCTGTAAGAATAACTGACCTACCTCCAAAGTCTACTTCACGGTAATCGATATTCTTAAAGTTCTTGATTTCAGCTTTAAGGAGCTGTAGTCCGTTGTTTTCTTGTGACATCTTATCGTCTATTAAATTGTTCCTAATTCTTAAATAACCCCCACCAATCGCACTTCGCGCTACGAGAGGAGCCTGACAACCTCACTCAACCTAACCTACTTATTATGAAAGTGTACTTGAAAGAATACTATAGCTTTTAGTTGGCGGGGGGTGTGCTTTTATTTCATCTGATCAGCGCTTTTAGTCGCTTCAGCTTTTTCCTTTGCGTATTGAGGGCATACGTGACTCATAGCACAGTACCCATTCTGACATCTGAATGATTCAGCTTTAACAGTCTCAATCCATAATCCTTTAGGATATTTGAATTCATTCTCACTAACAAATTTCTCAGCCATAGCTATAGAGTCGTGATTCTTCAGTGATCGAACACCATCAGTCTTTTTGACCTTGTAAGTGTCTTTTTTCTTCCAGCGGTCCTTATCGGTACAAGGGATGTGCTCTCCGTTGTCAGCTCTTTTATGAAGCGCTATACGTTTCTTAACGTGATTAAGGACGGTTTCCTTTTCTATGAGCTTTATAGGCATCATCACTACTGGAGTGCGCGGATAATCCTTATTCTGCATGATCTTCATCTTGGACCAATCTTTTAGAATGGCTATAATTCTTGCTGACTTAACTTCGTATCCATTGTGCTCCATGAGCATTCTGTAGATGTTAAGCTGCTCATTGTACGATGATTTCGTTTCAGGGAACATCATTGAGTTGGCTGAAGTAGTTTTGTAGTCTTCAAGCATCCCTGTAGATAGAGTGTATCTATCGAAAGTCCCTGAGATCACTATACCATCAACCTCCATTGATAATGTCTGTTCCATTACGACATCCTTATTGATAGATTCTCCAAAATGCTTGTCAGCGGATTTAAGCAGCCATGCGGAAGCTTTATCATCTCCTAGACCTTTGAATATACCAGCAGCCTCTTCAAGGACTCTAGCTCTATGGTTTGAGCTGAATGTCAATCTCTCCATAAAGTCATGGAATGCAGTACCGATCATCATACCAATCATATCCATTACATCCATTTCGTAATCACATGTCTTGCGTAGCTGTCTGATCTGAGGAGCATCCATTAACTGAGTTACTGAGATATCGCCATTTACAACGTGATTATCAGTAGTTAGTGCGTTCACGAATTCCTGAGGGAGATTGTGCTTATTTGTCCAAGTTACTGCCATTTAATTTCTGTTTTTATTGGTTGTACGTAAATGAAAAGGTAGGGTTACAAATTTAGTCATCTTTTTTCGAATTAACACTTTTAAACCCTTTGATCCCTGTCCTTAATTCGGCGAGGAAAGAAGAGCTATCCGGGACCTTGTATCCTTTTTCAACTTCTAAGAACGTAATGCAGTCCGTAATGTATTTATGGAGTCGATCCTTATTCATTCTGGATTTATCTAAGAGGTATATCTCTTCCTCGCCAGTTTTGGCGTTATACATCATTCCTTTCCCGCATTCAGCCTTGAGGAGGTAGTCTGCCTTGACCTTATCGACTGACTCCCAGCCGTCATTAGTGAAGCACTTCATAGCTACGCCTAGAATAACTCTATGGTAGAAGTTATACATACGGGCCTTCTCAGGTATCTTAGTTGAAAGGTTCATCTCAATAGTAACCTCCTTACCGAATGTCCCTTGCATGTATGTTTGAACATCCTTCTGTGAAGACAGATCCTCCATCATCTCTTTTGAGTTAAAGGATTCCTTGGGTGTAAATGTGAATATTGCGTTCATCGTGTTTCAATTAAAGTTTTAGTATTAAAGAACTGGTTTAAAGATTCTACCTGACCTTTCCATGTTCCACGCTTCGTGTTTATAACAGTCGCCTGCTGTGTTATGAAGCTGAATTTATCATCAGGCAACCTCTCCATTACGCAAAATGTAAAGAGCTCTCCTCTATGATCTGTTGATACATCAGCCCCAACAGTGTACACGCCTTCAGGTTTTTTAACTAGGACAGGAAGTGACTTCATAACTTAAATTCTAAATGTTCTTGATAAAGTCTTTCTATTCCATGAGCTAGAAAGATAAGCTCTTTGCGTATTTGGTGTTCCGGGGAAATCATGCCTATCATTTTAGACATGTAGTTCTTACGTGCTACCTCAGAGTTCTGGATGACAGATTCGGGGGAATGATCTCTATTGTCGTGGCCCCATTTAATGTAATCCTGGCATCTCTTACGTAACTCCTTGTATGATTGAACATCCTTACCTGGATCCGAGAGTGTAACGTCGATCACTAGGAATTGTTCCACAAGCAATAGTGCAGCAGAAGCTTTGATATCATTAAACTTCTTAAGGAACACACCATCTGGACCTGAATAGGTCTGAACAGTTAAGCGATCCTCAACGAATGAGTAAAAGTAGTGCGTATCATCTTCGCGCTTTATGTATCCTGCGTATGTCATTATTCAACTGGTATTTTATTTGATTGAATGAGTGTTTTAGCGTTTCTAAGCCCTCTTTGAATTCCTGTTTTACGTTCGGATCTTTTATTCAATGAGAGATCGTTGAGTTCTTCGATTTGATCTTCAAGCTCATTTACAAGTGAACTTTTATAATCTTCCACTGCATCGCGTCTCATCTGGCGTAAAAACTCTTCCTCGGTTAATCCTTTGCGTGAAGTCATAGTTTATCTTTGAATCTTTTGAATGTAGGCCCAAACAAGAGTGTTCATTGTAGCGACGATCAGCATCGCGGGGAGAACATCCCAAGCGTAAGAACCTGTTAAAAACGGATACCAAATTAACGTGTGTACTGATCCCATGCATGTAGAGCAAAGGATAAAAGGTTTTCCGAGGTATGCTATTACGTCAGCGTATTTAGGTTCTTTCTTAAGGTTCTTAGTGAGACTGTCAAGCATCTTAAGTTTGGTTTGTGCAGCGTCAACTACATTGTGTGCCTGATTATTCTCTGTAATGATTTTATGAAGTCTTTCAACTTCAACTTTTGAAACCTTCCATTGGCGATCTCTTTCTGCAAGATCATCAAAAGGCTTTCTTAAGAAGTAGAATATCATTCCTTTGTCGGTAATAGCTCTGAAGCCTACTGCTGCGAGGGAGATAATGAAGGATGTTAAAAGTAATTGTTGCATAGTGTTATTTATTTGAACGGTTTAGTGTACATAGGTTAATGATAGGTAGTTGATTGTGATATGTAGAATATTATCTACAATAATCAAAACCCATACTGATAAAAACGCAGGAGTTCCATCAGGAAAGCCACTTGGGGTAAAACACCAATTCTTTAGCTGAATAAGATACTTTGCTAATCTGAACTTATCAATCAACAGGTGAGTAATCCAAATAATAAAAACAGCATTGATTGAGCCAATGAATAAAAATGGCAAACTATACAATGTTGCGTGAATAAATACTGCTAACCACCCCTTCAATGTGTGTTTAGTTTTGTTGACAGCCATCCAATCATTTTGTGTGATGTAGTCTCCCCATGCGTGAAATAATAATTGTATCATACTCTTTAGTTTTACTCGCCCGTAGACGAACGTTTCTTTGATTTAATTCGTTTGCATTTGCATATCTCTTTTAGATAGAGGCAACCCGAACAATATCGGTAAGGAATAATTATAGGTCTGTTATCTACTGACATATACTAACATTATTTTGAACTCAGTCTAAGTTCATTCCGTTTACTACTTCGCTTGCAATTTTGTCTGCATAAGCGTCTAATTTATCTTTTATCTTATCGTCGATTAGGTTTTGAATTTTGTTTTTCATTT